CCAAAATTTCCATATGTGAATAGGTATGGAAACAGCATAACTGCGCCGCCTGAAACCGACACGTTGTTGTTGATTGTGATAGTTACGGCTCCTGAGCCTGTTGCCGCGTTTGATATGACAAAGGTGGTTGCGTTGGTTACAGACACCACCGTTGTGTTGGCGGGTATGTTTGAGCCTGTGATGATTTGTCCAGCACCAATCAAAGCAGTAGAGGCAACGGTTATGGTTGTTGATGACGCGGTGGTGGCTGACAACGTAAAAACGCCGACTTGCGACATGGTTGTGCCCGTGGTTGGGCCAAACAGAACGGGGGTGTTGACGGTGCTGTCAATTGCGGTGAGGTTTTGCCCCGGGTGCGCAATCAGGTTTGCCACCCCATTGCCTGACGCGTCAAACACCGCATCAAATTGCCACAAGTTGTTTGAGCTTGCCGTAAAGTTGGACAGCGTAAAGTCCACAATACCCGCGCCAATCCCGTTTTGATCAACCGTCAAATTTTGCAACCCATCTGAGTAGCCGCTGTAAATAACGTTAAAACCGTTACGTGGGTCAATAAAAAGACCCCTTGAGGGGCCTGCCCAGTCGTTGGTAATTTGTTGGTAGCCAGCCATTTTGCGAGGACGCCCACGCTGAAAGCGCACCCATTCGCCGTCGGTATAGCAGGTTGCGTCAACGATGGTTCCATCCCGCTGGATGCCCGGCTTGGTATCGAGGGCAAAAACCTTTTCAGTCATTAGAACGTGCCCCCTGACACGCCACCCGAAAAGGTTCCTGTTCCTGTAACTTCAATACCAGCCGCCTTTGTGTTTAACACCAAAGCGCCAAGGATGGAAAGTCCATACTGCCCAGCGGCGGGTCGGAAAACGCCAGTGTTTGTCTCCGAAGCAAAGAACACCGCAGGGTTTGACACCGTTCCATCGACCATTGAAATGTTTGTTCCGCTTATGGTGCTCGTATTGGCATTCAAAAAGTTAGTGCCATCGCAAATTAAAGTGGCTTGAGTGTTTGCCGCCACCGTGACCGTGGTTCCTAAAGTTGTTCCAATTGTCAGCGTAAAGGCGCCAGTGGTTTGGTTACTGATGACGTACAGATTGACCACGGGTGGGAAGTAAACGGTAACGTTGCCTGTTAGAGCGCCAGTGTATTTTTGAATGCTGTTGGAGGCTTCAGACGCCGTTAGGGTGTATGAGCCAGTGGTGACTACCTTGGTGAGCGCGGTAAAAGCAAACTCAGTGCTAACGCCGTAGCCTACAGTGACGTAGGAGGTGCCAGTACAGATGACAAACGCCGAATCACCGGGCTGAAAAGTCTTCGCAGACGAAGTTCCATCCAATAACTCACTGCTCGTAGTGTTTAACAACAAGGTGCCCGTGCCATTGTTTTTTAACAGCACAAACCAGTTGTTGCCAATGGTTGACGCCAAGGGCAGGTAAGCGTTAGTTGCACCACCCGAGGTGGGCCAAGCCAGCACTTGGGCGCGGTCTGTGGTTGCAAATGTGTAGTTTGCGGAAAGTTGACTTACAGGGTGGCTTTGATTAAGAGTCAAGCCGCTGGCAAGTAAGCCATAGCCCGCAAGGGTTGCGGCGTCAGCGGTAGAGGTTCCCGTACCAAAGGTAAAGACACCCCAAACGCCGCTGGAGGTGGAATTGCTTGTCAGGTAAACGTATCGGGCAGTTCCCGCCGCAACCGTTGCAATTGTGTTGCCGTTGTAGTCGGTCACGGTTATCGTGAAAGCACCAACATTTCGTATTAAGGCATCAGTTCCCACCGACGCTTGATCGGCGGGAGGAAACTTCAGTTGCGGAACCGAGCTTGCCGCCTGAATGTCCATGATCCGCGCACATACATTGTTTGCATCTGTGCCGTTTGCAGGCCAAACCAGTTGCAGGGTGGCAGTCAGCGTGTACGAAGCGTAGCTGACGTCGGTTGGGACAATAACGTCGCCTGTGAATGGGCTTATGTATGAAGTCATTATGAGTCAATCGCTATGGCTTGACGGTCAGCAAGCCGTCTCTTATCTTCTTCCTTCAAGGTGCTGATGATTTGCGTGTACTGTGCTTGCCACATTTGTAAACGCTCGTCGTTCTTGAGGAAAGGCATCGCTTGCAACAAGGTTCCATACAACATGGCTTGCGGCGCATATTGTGTGAACCAATTGGTTTGGTTGGTTGAGTCCAAGGGCTGGACGCGCTCGTAGTACACGGTCTCGACGCTGTAGGCAACGTCAGGCGTGGGGGCTATCAACCAGTGGGTGTAATCGTAGTCGCCGTAAAACTTTGGCTGATCGGTGGCTGTGGTGCTAGGCCAATATTCCCGCAGATACTCGTACTTACGCAAGAACAATGGGGTGCGCTGACCATCAACAATCATGGTCATCGAAACGGTTTTATGCCAACGAGCAGGCTTTGGAACAATCGACTGGGTTGCAACCAACGAGAACGTACCAACGTTTATGTTCCCCAAAAACTTCATGTCAGCGGCAAGCACCTGCTCAGCCAGCATGATGAAGGTGGGGATGTAGGCAATAGTGACGGCGTCAGTACGCTCTAAATACGCCTCGACGCTGGTGACTAGGTTGTCATATGTTTGGGCAACAGCGGTTGTCATTCTGAGGCTCCTTTTTAACCAACATTACGCTCAAAATGAGGACAATCGACAAGCGATTTGAAGTTCCCTCCCCAGCGGTTTTTGGGGTTCAAAGATTCCCAATAAGCACCCAACGGCGCAAGGATGCCCTTGTCCCATATTATCTTCCCATCCTTGAAGAAGTTCAAGTCTCCAGCACACCGTTTTAGGTGGATGGAATTCATGGTCTTTGAGCGCCCTGTCTTAAAGTAAATGGCTTGCTGTTCGGGGGTACGGGCAACTTCTCCAGCGGTCACAACAAAGCCCTGCTCTGTGGCGTATTGGATCAGCCTGCAAAAGTCCAACAAGAATGCGGCTTGTTCGGTGCTTAGGCTCATTTTCTGCCTTTCATTTCTGCTAGTTTTTCAATAGTTCTGCCGCCAAAGTAAGCACCCATGATCAGCATACCCCACTGCCCAAGCAAGGATACATAAGACTCGTTGGCGTTATAGCCAAAGGCGCTCATCATGGCAAACAGGAAGTAACCTGAAAAGATGGCAATCAAGCTCATGGGACGTATGTTCTTGGACAGCCAAGAGTCGCTGTTCATATCCGACTGCCAACGATCTGTGACGTTGTCGTCCTCGTTCTGTGCGGCTTTGGCAAACAATTCCAGTTCAGCCAACTCCATCTTGGCTTTTTCAATGCCTAGCTCAAGCAGGCGTTCTTCATGCTCAAACTGAAGCTGGCGCAAGTTGCTAACGTCTTCAGGTGTTGGGTCGTCAGGAATTTTTACGTTAAGCGTTTTTTCAACTACTTCTTTGCCCTTGGCTTGAATAGCGCTTGACAGTAGTGTTAACCCGTTTTGGGCTAAGCTACTAAGGAGTGTTGCGACTATTGGAATCATCTCTTCTTTCCTTTTCAATTTTTTGCCTAAGTTTTTCCATTTTTTGAATCTGTACTTGGGCTTCTTTTTTTGTTTGCAACACGTCCATGTACAGCATGCCAAGAAGCGGGATCATCAAAACTACCAAAATTAACGCCACGATGTACCCCATCACTAATTCCCAGTCCTGCTTAAGAGTATCAGGAGCGCCCACAGATACAGGAGGCACAGCAAAGTCGCTAGTAGGTACGCTTGCCTTTCGCTTGAAAGGCGCTCCTTTTCCTTGCGTTGCCATGATTGTTCATCCCGCTTCTTTCTTGCTTTCTCCTGCTCTGCCTTAATAATGTCCCGAGTTGCAAACGTGCGGCTGTACAGAGCCCCCATCTCGGCTGGGGCGCCGTATACCATCGCCTCTCTTATTTCTCGCTCCAAAATCGCCATCTGATCTTGGGCCATGATCCTGTGGAGGGCGGCTTCCATCAGGTTAGCGTCGGGGTCGTAAACGTTTTTTGATCGTTCTTCCTCAACGCGAATTGTTTCGGCTAACTGCTCCTGCAAACGAAAAAAAGTGCTCAATTGACTCACAATATCCGAGAGCACTTTTGTTTCGTCTACGGCTACGAATTTTTCCTTTTTTCGCGCCGCTTGCGCCATAGGCTCTTCTTTGGTTCCGAAGAGCTTGGCCCAAAAGCTTTTGGCCTGTCGGGCAACACCAGCAGTTTCTTCAACAATGGACTTGACCTCCATGAAAGCGGTTTTCGCTTGCTTGTACAAAG